CAGTCGCGGTATGATCAAGAGCGCAGGTCGAGTTGCCACTCGTGGCCGAGCCAGCCGTGACACTCGTAAGCGGCGCATTGAGGCCGAGAGCGGTCGTGGCAATCGAACCAGTCGCCTGGACCTTGAAGACAACACTGGGGTCGTCAACAACGTAGACGTAGATGTTCGTGTAGCCAGCCGAGGTCGTGGCATTCGCGACGAGGTACTGCGACCAAGTCGGACGGCCAGTCGCATCAACGTACTCACAGCCGACGAAGATGCCGACAGGAGTGTTGCCATTGCGGGTGGTGGTAGGCGTAGCAGCGATGACGCTGATCACGCCAGAGTTCAGAGATACGGCAGATCCGAAGTAGATCGCGTTGGTGTTGTTAGCACCAATGCGGAACTTCCGAGCGGCAGCGCGGAGAGCGCCACCAGCAAGTTCGTACGGGATCAGGCCATAGGGAGTAGCAGTAGCAGCCATGTTCTTCCTCTAATTTCCTGTTCCGAAGGTGACCTTCGAGCTACTGTCGCGAAACAGCGGCATACGAGGATCATTTTCCTTCATGAGATTATTGTTGACCGCATCGGACTGACGGCGAGTGATGTCTTCGTAATAACGATTCCTTTGCTCGGCCATCGTACGAGAGGTTTTACAGAGAATGAGGCCACCGATCTCGATCATGCCAGACTTCGATTCATTCATGATGATCTCAGCCATGATCTCCGGGTGATCCTCCGCTCTCGCAACAGTCCATCCTTCACGAAGACGCATGGACACGTTGGAGGGGTCAGCTTCACCACGGATTGATTTGCGAACCCACCGGAATACCCAGTCAGCACTGGGGGTGGGGTCGGGCAGGAGCGAGGGGGGCTTCCAGTTTTCTACGCGGGATTCAGCTTCCCGAGTTTCCATCTCACGATTCGGCTTCATTATTCCATCTCCTTTTGCTGCTTCAGTAGTTCTTTGGCGTACTGCTGGGGAGTGATTCCCAGGCGCTTGGCGACGGCGAGAGCCGATTCCGTAAGCTGTACTTTGGTGCGGGTCTGGCCGCTAGGCGTCCGAGAGGAGCTAACGACGACACCGTTTTTGGGCTTAGGTGCTGGGGTAGCAGGCTTTTCCTGCGTCCCAGAGATACTGTTCTTGAATTGATTCACGGCGCTGTCAATGGCTTGGTAGTACTGATCTGACTCTGTATCAACTCCAGCGTTAACCAACTTGCTGTGGATGTCGATAGCATATCCAGTAAGCGCCATGTCCTCACCGAACCACGGGTTGCGTTCTTTCCACAACACAGCCTTAGCAGATACCTGAGGTGCCTGAGGTTGGGGTGCAGGCTGAGGAGCGTACTGAGGCTGCTGTGTTTCCTGTGGCTGTAGATAGCTTACACTGGACCCAGTCGGCGGGGTGTACGATTCCAGGACTCGCTTTTCATTAGCAAGCACCGCAATTGCTTCCTGCGCCGATGCCATCTTCTCCGTATCGCCAGACTCGTAGGCTTCCTTCAACTGGCGCTTGGCAGCTTCCAGGTCGGACGCCTTCTGCTTAACAGAGGTATGGATCAACGCACGCTGACTGGCCTCGTTCTGCTGACGGAACTGCTCCAACTGCTGATGAAGTGCAGCAGCATAGTTCAGCGCCTCAGACTTCTCTCGCTCCGACCGCTCTTTCTGTCGGCGCTCCTCGTGGAACTCGTACTTCAGTCGCTTGATGCGCTTCTGCACGTTCTCCGAGTAGTTCTTGAGTTCGTCCTCTTCGTTCTGCGGCTCCGGTTCACTGGCTTCCGTGCGCGGGGGGCGGCGATCTTCTTCAGGGGTGTCGTTGACGACCTCGATATCGAAGTCTTCTTCCGCGCCCTGGGGCTTCTCTTCCTCTTTCTCTTCAGCCTGCGGGAGAATGAGTTCCGATTCCATGTATTCTTCCGGCATTAGACCCTCTCAATCTTCTGCGGATCGGGAACAACCGCTTCCGGCGTGTCGTCATTGATGAGACGATACTCTTCGCCCTCGATCTTGATGCGAGTACCGGAGTAACTACGGAGAATGATGTAGTCACCCTTAGAACACCACGGCCCACTGGGGAATCTGACCTGATCTCGGTAGGCATCAGGCCCGATTTCAAGTACCTGGGCGATCAGGGACGCCGTATTCTCGTCCTGCTTCGTCTGATCGGGCAGATACAGCCCACTTTTCGTCTTTTCTTCGACGACCTTGTGCATTTTCACAAGGATCTTGTATCCAATCGGAGTTGGAAGTGCGTTCATGCGTATCCTTTGCGCGTAAATAGCGTCTGCGTCAGTCTTCTTCTTGTTGGTGAACGAACTTGTCCCAGATTTCCTGGAACTCTTGCCTCGCCTGCTGCAATCCGGCGAGTTTTCCGACCATCATCTTGTATTCCGTGTGGTCTGCACACGAGCCAGAGACCAGATAGGCTGCACTGGTCTCCGAAAGCTCGTCGATTCTCTTGAAAAACTTGTCCCGAAGGTTAAGCATTCGACCCCATGGAGTCCATCTTCGCCAGAATCTCCGCTATCTTCGCCTTCGCCATGTCGTTTTCGGTCTGAAGACGCTGCATTTCAGCGGAAATCCGAGCTTCGGACTCCTTTCTCTCCGTCTGGAGGCGCTCAATCTCGATCTGGAGGCGCTGATTCTCCATCGACATCTCGCTTTGAGCCTGCTGTTGACGCTGCATAGCCGCCTGTTGGGTAGCTTGCGCCTGAGATTGGATTCGAGCGGTCTCAACCTGGACCTTCGTTTGGTTCTTGACCATCTCCAGTTGGGCTTTTTGCTGCGATTCCTGCGCCTTCTGCTGCAATTCGGCCTGCTTGATCTGCAACTCAGCCTGCTGAAGCTGCACAACCGGGTCCTGCGCCTGCTGCTGGAACTGCTGTTGCTGTTGTTGAGACTGCGCCTGCTGCAACAACATCTGCGAGGCATCGGCAATCGCCTTGGAGAGGTTCGATTCGATATCCCCAGGCATCGGCTCTCCAGGAGCAGGCAGCGGGATACCCAGCTTTTGCTCGATCTGGGCGCGATATGCAAAGCCTACATGCTCTGCAATGTGCGCCATGAACGAAGCAAAGATCGCGTTTGCCTGAGGATTCTGTCCTAGCTGCTGCTGAACCGAGGGGTTCTGGACGTAGGCCATGTGGGCCTTGATGTGCGACTCGTGGTCCTGAATCTGATAAGCCTTCGCAGGCTTCATATTCGTCAGGTTCAGATTCTCCGAGATCGGATCCAACAGCGGAGCGTCAATTTTTTCGGGGATGATCTTCTTCACATCCTTGACGCCAAGGACTTCCAGCATCTTTCGATGCAACTCAGGCAGGTCGTAGAACTGCGGCGCTTGAGCAGCAAGCTGGATAGCAGCCTGATACTGCATTACCCGCTGCGACATCGTGGCCGCATTCGGATCCGACACAGGGATCACATCAATACGGTCGTCAAAGTCAGACCGCTTGCTCCCCTGCATCTCGCCGAAATCAATCTTGTACCGATCAGAGCCGCTGTCACGAATGACGCGGACGAGGATCGAGAACTCCTCCTGGAGCGAAGCGTGCAGTCGAGCCTGAATGGCCGACATGACCTTCATGGCACGCTCCATAATGGCGAGGGTTGTCCCTACAGGCGCTTGAGAATTGACATCTCCAATCTCAGCATCAGCAATTGAAGCGAGACGACGACCGTCCTCCACCACATTCCCAAGAAGCTGGAACAGCGTCTGAGACGGCTCCTTGTATGGCAGCGGATACAGCGCCCTTGCGATATCCCCATTCGCGACATCCACATCGCGCCACTCTCCTGGTTGAATCGGGGAATCGTCCCCGGCAATACGCAGACCCTTGGCCTTCAACCCGCCAGGAAGATTTGCCAACGTCCCGCTGTCGATCAACTGGCGCAGGATGGAGGTAGCCGCCTTCGCGTTCGCTCCAATCAGATGGATAAGGCCGTACCCATAGGCACCCATGCCGGGTACATAGTTGTACGAAGAGAACCAGATGAGCTTGTTCTTCTTTGGATCGCTCTCATCCCAGTTCTTGTAGACGGAAAGAACCTTACCCGACGATTTGTCTACTGTGACCACATAAGGAAGTGCAATACCAGTAGGAGAACCGTCATCATCAGTATGCTCCAGGCCAGGAATATCGAGATTGATATGAGCTTCAAGCAGAGTAACGGATTCATCATCCCCCGGCTTGTACTCGTAGCTAACCTTGTCAATCTTGTCCTGAAGCTGAGAGTTGGAGTCGTAGTCGGCTTGGATGTCAACGTCACGGTAGAACCCAGTGTACTGGAGCTTCTTAACGTCATTCAAGGACTTCTGCATCACATGGATGTACCTGTCGG